GCGCAGCTACTTATGTAGGCAACAGCGCGGTAGAATCAGCAGTCCTGGCCGTGTCGGTAGAAGTATTCCAGTCTCGAATCGCCCCGGGTGGTCAGATCGAGGGCGTGGACTTTACCCAAGTTAGCCCATACCGCTTAGGCCGTAGCCTCTTTAATCGCGTGTCAGGACTTCTCGGAGCGTTTATCGACACCGATTCCATGGTGCAATAATGCCTGCTTCAACAATCCTTGACACAGTACGCCAGCCACTAGCTACAGCCTTCGCAGGCGTTGCAGGCAATGTTTATGCCTATGTCCCAGAAGCGCCTATGGTGCCTTTCGTAGTAACAGTCCCGGATTCTCCTTATCTTGAATTAGAGACCATCAACAAGTCGACACTTCACATTAAAATTAATCTTGTAATCTCAGTCGCAGTTGCATATAACAGCAACCCGGCTTCGCTCGACAATCTCGAGCAGCTTGTAATAAGTGTTCTGAAGGTGATCCCGGTGGGGTACACAGTCGGAGCGGTTGAAAAACCAACAGTAACTCAAGTTGGCCCTTCCAATGTATTGGTGGCCGATATCAGGGTTTCTACCTACTACACACAAACAAACTAAAGGAAAATAATATGGCAACCGTAGTAATCACAGGGCGCGATATTTCTCTATCTTTCACAGGTGGAACAGATATCGAGGCACAAGCAACTTCAGCAGTCCTAACAAAGACTAACCTTCGCGAGACATACCAGACTCTCGATGGCGAGGCTTACAAGACTACAAACATCGAAGGCACATTCGCACTTTCAATGCTCGCTGACTGGGGTAAGGCTAACTCAGTATGCGAAGCTCTATGGACAGCAGCAGAGTCAGCACCAGATACAGACATCAGCGTTACACTCACAGCAGCTACAGGCGCTCAGTTCGTCTTCCCAATTATGCCTGAATTTCCAACAGCAGGTGGAGCCGGAACCGATGCTCAAACTGTAGACTTTACATTCAAGGTATCAAAGGGCGCTGTAGTAGAAACCTTCAGCTAAACAATAGAAACGGGAGCAAACAATGCAACAGCAGATCACAATTAAATACATAGACGGAACCGAAACCAGTTATATGGTTCGCCCGCCAGATTACGCCCGATGGGAGATGGCAACTAAAAAGGTCATCTCTCAGTTCGGGGGTATGTGGGACATTCTTTATGTTGCTCACAGCGCCATGAAGCGTGAGGCAGGCGGTAAGCCGACTAAGACATTAGATCAATGGATGGAATCCGTAGACGATGTTGAAGTAGGTGGGGAAGACCCAAAAGTCATCCAAGAGGAAGCGTAAGCCGACTCTTAGTTGAACTGGCAATAGCCACACAGATTCCTATGGATCATTGGCAAACTGCCGAGGATATTCTTACAGCTATAGAAGTATTGGAGCAGCGTAATGGCAAGTGAACTAACAGCACTTGACAAGACAGAGTTGCGACAGGTATTCAAGGCTCTAAAGAATATGAGTGAAGAAGCCAACGATGAAGCCAAGCGCCAGTCAGGCGCACTAGCTGAGTTTGCTCGAGATGAAGTTATTCAAAAGGCTAACTCAATCCAAAGCAGCAAAGTTGCAGGCCGAATTGCTCAGGGTTCCCGGGTTAAGAAGTCCAGCCGTATCGGCGAGATTACTTACGGATTCGCTTCTCAGAAGTTCTCGGGTGGAGCAACTACTCGAGACATCTGGGGCGGTTCAGAATTCGGTTCTAATAAGTTTAGGCAGTTCCCCGTATGGTCAGGCCGTGAAGGTCGAGGCTCTAAGGGCTGGTTTATCTATCCAACGCTTCGCAAGATTCAACCGCAGATCGTGGCTAGATGGACTGAATCATTCGACAAGATTCTTAAGGAGTGGACATAATGGCTACAGGTACAAGAGCATTAACGCTCAAGCTGCTTGCCGATGTCGATAACTTTACTAAGAACCTTGACAAAGCAGATAAAGATGTTGCTACCTTTGGGGATAAGGTTGCTAAGTTTGGCAAGATAGCCGGAGCAGCCTTCGCAGCTGCGGGTGCAGCAGCAGTAGCCTATGCAGGCAAGTTAGCCATTGATGGCGTTAAGTCAGCCATCGAGGATGAAGCAGCGCAAGCCAAATTAGCCAATACTCTTCGCAATGTTACAAAGGCAACCGATGCTCAGATAGCAGCTACAGAGGATTACATCCTTAAGACTTCCCTGGCTACAGGTGTTGCGGATGACGAGCTTCGCCCATCCTTAGATCGTTTAACTCGAGCCACTAAAGATTTAGACAAGGCGCAGCAATTACAGACCCTTGCTCTTGATATTGCGGCTGGTAGCGGTAAGTCTCTCCAGGCAGTCACAGAAAGCCTCTCAAAGGCTCAGGAAGGCAACCTAGCAGGCCTAAGCCGCTTGGGTGTAGGGCTTACTAAGGCTGAACTGGCCACGCTTTCATTTGACCAGATTACAGCTAAACTATCTGGCACCTTCGAGAATCAAGCAACTAAGCAGGCAGACACATTTCAAGGAAAGTTAGCCCGTCTCACAGTAGCCTTCGATGAAGGTAAGGAAACAGTAGGCGCTTATATCCTCGATGCCATTACTCCAATGGTGGAGATTCTTGTAAAGAATGTTATCCCTGCAATTCAGGATTTTACTTCTAACCTTGGAGATAAACTCGCTCCAGTAATGAAGGTTATCCAGCCAATCATTAACGGCTTACGATCAGCCTTTAACTCAGTCAGAGATTCTCTTGCTTCCAACAATCAGGAACTTCAGCCTTTCTTTGGCTTCATGAAGGCCATCTATAACTTTGCCAAAGATTTCTTAGCACCTGTTATTGGCGAGACTCTGGGATTAGCGTTTAAGGCTCTAGGCAAAATTCTCTCAACAATCATTGATCAGTTCGCTAACTTCGTAGATAACATTACAAAGATTTATAACACGATTAAGGGAATTATCGATGCTATCAAGGGCGCAGGCTCAGCGGTAGGTAACTTCTTCTCAGGTGCTTCATATAGTGGGGCAACTACCCCATCTGCTCCTATGGCTCCATCTATGCCAACGCCTAGCGCTCCTTCGCTTCCACGCTATATTGCAGCAAGCGCCGGGACTACTAATATCACCGTGAATGGCGCAATCGATACCGAGTCAACTGCTCGTCAAATCGTAAGTATTCTTAATGACTCTTCGGCTCGAGGAACCTTGGGAAGCGCAGCTTTCGTATGACCGCATGGACTCCAGACTGGGCAGTAGAACTTAATGGGCTTGGAGATATTACAAATTTAGTTCTTTCCGATCTTACAATTACCTCAGGCCGCACCGATATTTATTCACAGCCGCTTGCCGGATATTGTAGATTCACAATTAAGAACTTAACCCAATCAGCTATAGATTTTGATGTCAATGATTCTGTTGCGATTAAAATTAAAAATTCATCGGGAACTTATGTTCCTATTTTTGGTGGAGATATCTCAGACATCGACATAGTGGTGGCTACTGGAGAACCAGCCATAACCCAGAATGTAACCATTACAGCTCTTGGGGCTTTATCTAAACTGCCAAAGGCATTAACTGAGGGAGTCCTGGCTAAGGACTTTGACGGAGACCAGGTTTACGAAATTCTTTCTCAGGTGCTTTTTAACCAATGGAATGAAGTTCCAGCAGCAGAAACATGGAATTCTTATATCGCAACAACCACCTGGGCTAACGCTGAAAATTCAGGACTTGGGGAGATTGACCGCCCAGGAGATTATGAATTAACTGCTCGTTCTGCAAGCACTACCGATATTTATTCGCTTGTATCTAACCTTGCCACATCTGGCCTTGGCTATATTTATGAAGATTCAGCTGGCCGTATTGGCTATGCAGATTCAACCCATAGATCGGAGTACCTAAGCGCCAATGGTTACGCGTATGTCGATGGGGGTTGGGCTTATGCTCGAGGAATTACAAGCTCTAAGCGGCTTGGTGATATCCGGAACAAGGTAACTATTACCTATAAAAATGGACAAGAGGAAACAGCTACCAGCCCTGAATCAATATCCATTTATGGCACCCAAGCTCAGAACATACAGACCAGTATTGAGAACGATTCGGATGCTTTATCTCAGGCTGAGTTCTATCTTGATATTAGAGCTTTTCCTCAATACCAATTTAAGTCCATAACCTTCCCAATGGCTAACCCAAACATCCCGGATGCTTCTCGCGATCAGGCTTTTGGCATATTTATGGGCTTACCTATAGACATCGAGGACTTGCCTAGCAATATCTCAGATGGTCGCTACCAAGGATTTATTGAAGGATGGACTTGGACTAGCCGATTCAATTCACTTGATCTAACTATTATTGTTTCGCCAGTTGCCTACTCGCTTCAGGCTTTCAGGTGGAACAGCGTTCCAGTTGGTGAGACATGGAACACGCTTAGCCCAACTTTAGACTGGAATAACGCTACAATAGTAGCCTGATAAGGAGAAACAATGGCAACCACGACTACGAACTTTGGCTGGACCGTTCCATCGGACACCGATTTGGTCAAAGATGGCGCAGCAGCAATTCGCACCGCTTTGGGTGGAGTCGATACATCAATGGTCGACCTCAAAGGCGGCACTACTGGACAGGTGCTATCTAAGGCATCAAATACAGACATGGACTTTACCTGGGTCGAACAAGATGATACGACCCTTTCCTTCAATGCTCAGACTGGAACTACTTACACTCTAGTAGCCTCAGATGTTGCAAAGTTGGTTACTGCCTCAAACGCTTCAGCAATCACAATTACAGTTCCCCCATCTGTATTCGTTGCTGGAAATCAAATAAATGTAGCTCAACTTGGTGCTGGTCAAGTCACATTTTCTCAAGGCGCAGGAGTCACAATCGTCTCAGCTGGCGCAACAGCATCTGCACCCAAGATTGGGAAGCAATACGCAGCGGCAACAATTATCTGCACATCCTCAAATAACTTTTTAATCATCGGAGCAATCGCATAAATGGACATTTTAGGAATTGTTGCAAGCCAGCAGCAACTTGCCCCGACAGTTACCGGCGGAACGCTTTACACATCCGGCGGATTTAACTATCGAGTATTTACTTCTAATGGAGATTTAGGAGTTTCAGGCGGAACGCTTTCCTGTGATGTTCTAGTTGTCGCTGGCGGTGGCGGCGGTGGCCGAGATCAAGGTGGCGGCGGCGGCGCTGGTGGTTTACTTGCATTTACTTCTCAATCATTAGCTAGTAATACTTACACAGTAACAGTTGGCTCTGGCGGAGCAGGTAGCACAGGTAACCAAGGCGTTGATGGTAACGATTCACAATTCGGTGCTTTAACGCTTGTTAAAGGCGGCGGTGGTGGTGGACAATTTACCTACTCAAACAATGGTCGCACAGGCGGTTCAGGCGGCGGTGGTGGATTAAGTCCAGGTTCAGGTACATCTGGTCAAGGTAATGCTGGCGGTAACTATGGGGCTGCCGGCGGCGGTGGCGGTGGCGGTGCTGGCGGAGTTGGTGGCAATGCTGGTTCTAATCCGGGTAACGGTGGAAGTGGTCTTAACACTTACTCATCTTGGGCAAGTGCAACTTCAACTGGAGATAGTGGTTATTACGCAGGCGGCGGCGGCGCAGGCCGAGAAAATACAGGCGGTTTAGGTGGTGATGCAGGTGTAGGCGGTGGTGGTAGAGGCGCCGGTTCAACTTCAGCAACTGCGGGAACAGCAAACACCGGCGGTGGCGGTGGTGGCGGACTGGTAAGTAGTGCAGTCGGGCTAGCTGGTGGTTCAGGAATTGTTATTGTGAGGTATGCAGCGTGAGTCATTGGGCAGAATTAGACGAAACGAATACAGTTCTTCGCGTTCTTGTTGGTGATAACAATGATCCAGCAGGAGATGAAGGCTATCAATGGCTTATAGATAATCTTGGTGGCACTTGGGTTAAGACAAGCTATAACGGAACTATTCGCTATAACTTTGCAGGAATTGGATATTCATACGATTCAATCGATGACGCATTTATTGCACCTGTTCCTTGCGAGCATGAAACTTTAATTTTAAACAGTTTAAAGCGATGGGAGTGTTCGACCTGTGAAGAACTCGCCAAAGCTCTGTAAGGCTGGACAACAGTTAAGGCTACAAGTCGATGATAGTTACCCAGACAGAGATAGAACCTCAGACGGCTGGGTTGGCGATGTCCGTCATTCAGCGCGTGCTTCTGACCACAATCCTGATGAACAAGGTATCGTCAGAGCCATTGATATTGACCGGGATTTATCTGGCAAGAAGAAGCCCGACCTCATGCCTTACCTTGCAGATCAACTTCGAGTCTTTGCAAAGCATGATAAGTCAAAGCGAATCTCGTACATTATCTTCGACAAGAAAATCTGCTCAGGCAATTCCAGATGGCGTTGGATCACTTATCGTGGAATCTCTCCGCATACTGCACATTGCCATGTCTCTTTTACTAACAAGGGCGATACAGACGGTTCGTTCTTTGATATCCCAATGATAGGCGGAACAGTATGAACATGAAGAATCCAGCAATCCTCACAGCAGGAGCGTTCCTAGCTGCATGGGGAGCATCTAACTTTGCACTTGATTATCGCTCAGTTCTCTGGGCGGTTCTAGCAGGCGTGTTCGGATACGCAACTCCTAAGAAATAATGAGCGCGGTAGATATTGCGGCTGTAGCCGTAGGAATCGTTACTGTCCTTGGCGGCACAGCGGCTTATCTACAGTTTCTAGTTAAGTATTACTTAGCAGAACTTAAGCCCAATGGTGGCTCTAGCATTAAGGATCAGGTTAATCGACTAGAAACGCGTGTTGATACAATCATCGAGCTGTTAGGCAAGTAACACTTATCCTATGGCAAGGAAACGACCAGTCATAGACTTAGATACTTACAGCAAACTCGATGCTTATTGCATTGCTATGAATGAGTATTACAAGTCATTACGCAGAGCAGGATTCACAGAGACTCATGCCTTCTGGCTGCTCTCAGATCGTGAAACCTTCCCGGACTGGATAATTCCTGACCTACCCAATCG